ACTTTCTCCTTGTCAAAGTGGAAGACGAGCCCCACGTCCTCGATAATGCGGTCAGCCTGCGGCGTGTGAACCCGATCCGAAACAAGATCCGTCTCGATAAATACGGAAGGCCGCTCGAAATCGCCGGCCATCCATCGCGACCTATCCCGCAGGATAGGAAGATCCGGATACACCCGCCGTACAATTTCAGCCCATGCTTTCAAGCCCACGTCCATCATGCAAACAGCCTCCCCAATTCAATCTCCAACCGCTTCATGATTAGCTGGTTAATGCCACCCTCCAGCTCTTTTACAGCAATGTCAAAGTAGTGGCGGCCAATGAACGACCTGGGCTTTGCCATGAATCCGCCTTTTGCGCTTGGATCGTACACAAATGAGCCGCCGCTGTTCCAATAGCCCGGGACAAAGTGGGCTTTGTGTATCGTGTATCCCTCGTTAAGTAAGCGAGGGTATGGCCACTTCTCCGGATCGTTACGGTCGCCTCCTAGATTGCTCCCTACTTTCAGCGTTATAGTGTTGCGGTCAACGTCCCATTCCCAGACGTTCTCCTCGCCGCCACGGGTGAAGGAGTTCCACATGGCTCCGGTATCAATCAGATCCTGTCGATCGATTTCGTCAATGATGTGGTTAAGAAGAGTTTCACCAACTGATTCAGCGATGTTTCGCAAGATTTGGTTCATCCCATCATCGCCCAGCCTTTTGAACTTCTTGGTGAGTCCATCGAAATCATGCACGCTCATGTCCCTTCACCTCACATGTCACAAGGAGTTCCCGCCAGTAACGGCGAGGAAGCGAATCAATAACGAGATAGCGACGACCGTGCAGCAGTACCTCATCGCTGAACCGAACGTCTGCTTTTTTCGGGATGCCGACCGTCTTCTTGATGACGTATACGACAGGTTTGCTGTCCATCTTTTCAGATGTCTCGTTTTTGATGACAAAGCATTTGAGATCCAATACCTTCCCTGATTTACGATCATTGAACAAATCATCATCATCCCTCTTACTGCCCACACGGTATACAGCAAGAGGTGTATTAAATCGATGATTCATAACACATATGCCTTCACACTGCCATTTTGACGCTTTGCTATCCACTGCGAAAGAATTGCATCTACGTCAGTATTGCCAGTTGTCTTACCAGGTACTGATTGCCTTGTATATGTCCAAGCTCCGTCGCTCTCCGATGCATAGTTCCGAGCAACTGCAGCAAGGTATTCCTCGCTATCCTGTAACGCAAGTGATTCGGCTAGCTTCGTCCAGGCAAGCATAATATGCTTGTCCGGCTGCTCTGGAAATGGGACGGGAAGAAACAGTTCTATCCGTATCTCAGCATCATCAATGTACTGCTGCAGCAGCGTATCATCAGCATCTTGAATAGCTGAGACTCGACTCCTTGTTTTAAGCAGTTGGGGCGTCAGCATAAAAGTCCGCCTTAGATTGAGCTTCCAATGCTTCGATCAGTTCCTGCTTATTCATAGTCGAGTACCCTTTGATGCTTGCTGCCTTGGCTTGTTCCTTCAAAGCCGTTAGGGTCACTTCTGCCTCTTCTTCAGAACCAGATGATGGAGCTTCTACGGGTGTAGAGACTTCCGATGCAACTTCTGCAACTTCCTCTACAGTAAAATCATCGTGAAGATTAAACTGGTTAATCAGCTCAGGATCAACAACTAATTGTGGTTTCCCTGGTTCAAAACGAATTCCGTATAAGTTCAGGGAGGAGTTCTCCCCCCGATAAGTGATGTGAACCATCAGAACTTCACCCCTTCTGCCATTGCAACAGCTCCTGGCTCTTCAAAAATAGAGTCGTAATCTGAGTGGATGGCATAGAATCGTTTATCAGCAAGGATGGCTTCCTTGCCTTCCGTGGTCTTCCTAATCTGCATGTCATAGGTGTTAACCAAGGCAAAGTTATCATGATAAGTGAATAACACAGCACCTTCAGGCATATGCGCCACTTCTTCCACATCATAGGAGTTGATTCTCTTCACACCGCCAGTGATTTGCAATTGGATAGAAGCACTGGTGTCCTTCTCAGCCAGCTTCTGCAAACGTTCGCTAAATGTATTCGGGTGCATGAAAAATTTGAATACACCGCTGGCACGCAACCGTGTCGGGATGGATCTCTCCAACTCGAAAAAGACACCTGTTTTCTTTTCAGTAGGAAGTGTTGCCCAGTCGACGAAATTCCCTTTTGTTTTTGCTTTCTTTAACCATCCATCATTAATATGAAGGAATTCATAATCCGGATCGGTATTTGGTGTGGCTGTATCCCCGTTGAATCCTAAGTCCTGCAGGTTATCACCGAAGTTTTTGGTCATAGCTGTCAAAATGATATCTTCAGCATTTTGACCCCGAACTCGTTGTGTCTGCCGGATGAATTCTTCTGTAATCTCAAATGGCAAAGTCACGGGTACAACTGCATATGGAACCTGAGGTAAAGATAAAGTAGCTATATCCTTAGCCAAAACATTTTCGACTTTGCTGCGCAAGTTACGTCCTGTCACGCCAATCTTATCGATCGTTCCCTTCGAACTTGTCCGAGTGACTACACGAATACCTTTGAGGAATGCTGTGGATTCGTACGCCATCTCCAAAAATTTATCTACTTGCTCATAATTGAGCGCTGGCTGATCCATCGATGTAACGATGGTGGATTTTCGAATAATTTGTCCATTGGTTCTCATATTTTCATTGTCTCCCTTCAAATTTTGACTGATTAAAGCAAACCGCCGAAGCTAACGCCAACAGCCGACTTTTGGATATCTTCATCAGACGCGCCGCCCTGAGCTGATCCACCGCGACTGTTCTTCACAATTTGCACATCTTGAGCCAGCGTGTTCATCTGATCAGTCAACGGTGCAAGAGCCTTTGCAATAACGTCTGCCAAAGCATCAGACTGTGTTTCATTTCCACCCTCTGTGTTTGCAGGATCGGCTCCTTCGCCTTCCTGCTTCTTCAGTTCAGTCACATCGGCGGCCAAACCTTCAACCTGCTTAACGATCGGCTGGATGGCAGCCTGTACAGCTTTTGCAATATCTTCTGCTTTCACTTCGTCTTCCTCCTCGGGCTCCTCGATAGGAGCCGTTTTATTTTTGAGCTCGGTTAATGCACTGATGGCATCATCGAGATGTTTCATATTGCCCTCTGAAATCTTCTTTCCTGCCTTCGCGATCTGCTCCGGCGGCTGGCCAATGGCCTTGATAATGTCATCCTGAATCAGCACATCCTGTGCGATCTCAACGAAATCCTGTAAGGCCTCGCGGATTACTTCGGCATCGGTCTCCATGCCGCTCTCCCATACATCCCAACGAAAAAGAACCGAGTTCAAGGCATCTTGAGCAGCCCAGAATTCTCGGTTCTTTCGGTTAGCGTTATATTTGTTGGCTACGGCTCCCTTTTCAATCAAGCCGAGTGCTTTGGCTATCTTCCTCAAAATCCCCTTCGATACCTCCTCTTCTTCGACTTCCTCACGCTTACCAGCGCCAAACATCGAAAAGCCGGTGATTTCGCCTTTCTCAATAAGTTCCCAAGTGTCATTATCCGTCACTTTCACACCAGCTACCCATGAACCCTTCTTGATCTCCTGATCGCCCAGCTGCATATCTACGGGAGCAATATATGATTCAACAACGTAGCCCTTGTCAGCATCAAGGTCGTGCTGCTTATCGATGTTATATGTGTTTTGCCGCTCCATGAAGCCGTGAGCCGCCTTTTCTATTTCCTCAGCGGTCATCGTATCCTCGTGAGCGTCTTCTACATCTGGTTCATACACCACACCGTAAACAATCTGTCGAGCCTTGTCCGCCTTTGTAATTCGAATGTCCTTCTGCAGCGGTTCCTTCCCCTCTTCCTTGATAATGGCGAATGGGCGACCATTCGCGCCTTTATCAACGAGCGACAGATGCGTGATTTTTGCATCAGTCAATTTATACGCCATTTTTCAAGTTCACCTCCTTAACATGGTCAATAAAAAAGACTCTGCGCCGTTTGGCGAGAGTCTAATTAATTAGTTTAGTGCTGCAGCTTCTTCGTTTGATCCTGCCGCTTTTGAAAGAATATACACCATTAACTGATTGAGAGAAACGTCTTCACGCGCGGCCATCTGTTGAAGCTCAGCATGTAACGACTTAGGGAGCCGCAACGGGAACTTTCCAGAAGGAAGCCCAGTTGGTTCGGGTATAGAAGCGCCCATCTCCAACTTTACTTCTAAATAGTCACGCATAACCTGCTGCAGCTCCACAATAGCTTCCTCTGCTGTAGTACCGTCAGTGTGACACCCTGGAAGCTCTTCGATCTTCGCGAAGAAATAAGCACCATCCTCATCCTCTACGCGGTTTACACGCTGCGTATAAGGAAGACTCATGTAATAGTTGATGTCCTTTTCCATATGAACACCTCCAATATGAATTACTACTTTCTTAAGCATCAATTGATCTATATTTTAAAGATGGGGAGGGGATGTTACTCCCCTACCAACCTTTCTAAAATTTCTGTTATGTACGATATCTTCAACGGGCTTTTGTCTTTAAGAACAAACACGTCACCGTCTTTATTACCGTACACCCTATGGGATGTTGCTGACTTGCGTTTAAGCTCGTAACCGTAATGGTTAAGGACTTTCACCGCTTCGTCGTAGCTGATCCCGCGGGGCTGGCGCATCATCTTCTCTATTATCTTTTCTACTGACGCCACCTCATCGCCTCCCCTCACTTATTATAATATCATATATGATATCACTAGTCAATAAAAACGATATCATATATGATATTAAATTAACTTGTAACGGAAAAGGATTAGTCTGTGATCTCGCATACCCTTGTGTTATAATTTGCCTGTACAACTGAACTTGGGTGGGAAAGTATCGCCTCCAGAATCGAGGTGATGCTTATGACATTTTCGTTTTCGGAAGTGATGATGCTCGGGATGTTTATCCTCGCGTTGCTCACATACCTCAATAAACGAAAATAACCCGCCCAGGTTAGCGCCAAGGGAACGGGTTATTCTCTGTTCTTTTTTGGAGGTTTCCCACCCAAGTGTTGTACGGGGAGCTGGAGGCAACCAGCTCCTTTTTCTATTTATATCTTATCACGCGGCATATCATACATCAATCCATTACAGATTGCATGGTGCAGCGGCAATTTACGATTTCTTTTGCTTTCCCAGACGGATCTCCGGGATACATCAACCAGCTATCCCCAACCTTGAACTTCTCATCCAATGGTTTTACATCACCATTTACCTTGCGATGGCTCTTACGGGTACGACTACCGCCAGACGATCGCCATCTCTTTTTGGTCACAACCTCCGATTGCTTCCAACCTTCCAACTTACCGCCATTTGCGGCCGCGGTGCTCATCGTACGAGCTACCCGAACGGCGCGCTGCATTGAAAACGGCCCTTCTTCCCCAGTAGCAGCCTGTGCGCTGACCTCTTGAACAAGCAATGCCCGCTCCGCTGGCGTCTTACCTTCCTTGATTGCTTTCTGGAACGAACGCAACATTATCTCGGTAGATGTATCATTTAAGCCTGGAACGAGATCCTGAAGTTTGCGGGCAAACCGACCGGCAGCTTTGCTCTGTACTGTCCATGTTTTATCTGGATTGAGTACCGTCAATTCGGTCTCTCCTGCTAACTCGAACAGTGGCATGAACGCATCATATACAGCTTGCTCAAATTGGGTCGTATAAAGTTCACCCGTCTGGAGCGAAACAATCACCTTGCTAAGCTCGTCAATATCAATCAGCGCATCATCAGTCAATTCTTGGATTGCCTCGTGCAACGCCTGCCCCTGCAGCTCCAGTATCTCGATAATCTGTTCTTCGCCCTGATTGTATAGCTCCTCAAGCACCGAACGCTCCGCGTTGGTCAAATCTAAGCTGTCTAGAAATTCGGTATCGTCTGCTTTAGCGATTCGCTCCCAGCAAGCCTCACACATGTACCTTCGCCTCCGCTGTACTTTGACGGAGCAGCCGCTTCGCCACTGTTACAACATGCTCCTGAATGTCGTCGGTATCCGAACTCATTTGGAAGGCTTCTGGCTGGCCAATAGCCAACTGAGCAATAGGAGTGTCCAGATAATCATCACTGTATTTCTTCTCATCGATCGTAGTTCCGAGAACGTCTTCAGCAATCGGGATTAGGTGACGAACGAGCATAATACCCCGATCTGCCAAGAAGTCCAGCATTCCCTTGCGATCCTCTGGATCTATAATCTTCGGTCCACGCAAAATAGCCCGGACTCGGAAGATGCCCATGGCAGGAAATAAGCGCTTATTGAACAGCTCGTTCATGATCCATTTGCGGTAAGGCTCAAAGACCTGTTCCTCGGCGAATTGCAGCGCCGCCTGTGCTGTCGCTCGGTTATAATCCGAACTTTGGCCGACCAAGATCGGAGGAAGCCGGAAGGAGGACAAAATATCAGCCTTCTTCTCTTTGCCGTATTCGAGGAATAGGGCATCTTGCTGCAGCAGATCGTTCAGCTTGTCTAACTTAATGGCCACCTTCTCGACCTTCTCATCCATCGGGCCGCCAGTCTCTTCCCCCTTGGCCTCAAGGTAAAGGATACCGCCTTGGGACTGCGATCCCTTTACGTTCCGGAGTAATTCCATGGACTGCTGTGTCAATCGACCATTAGTAACTGTCAAGATCATAGAAAGCATACGCCCATTCGAAAAATAGGAAACGTTCAACTCTTCTGCTTCCCTAGATCCTACTACACCAGGTGCATTCCCAAACCATCGTGGCTCCCCATAAGCACCATCGTTGCCGACTCGAAGAGGAATTATTTGATTTTCATCACCTTCGGTACCGAACAGCCTGAACCATACGACTGATGTCCCGCGCTTCATAGCGTAGCGGCGAGCATATATTTCTTGTGTAAACTCTTCGACTTTCTTGGTTGAGCTAATTCGCCGTTTCCGTTTAATCGTTGTCCGGTTACTCTCTCGGGTATAGCGTACGTACTTTGGATCCATCCGAAATATCGTTGGGAACTCACTCCCTCTAGGCCAAGCGACCTCTAAATTGCCCATACCAGTGCTCTCTAGATCCTCAATCAGCTGGCTGACTATTTCGTCAGGCGTATCCCCCAAGTTGCATGTCTCAAGGAACCTTTCTGCTCGATCCCATTCATCCTTGGCCGTTTCGTCGCTCTCACCCGGTAAATACTCCAATGCGATACCGTGGCCAGCAATATTGTGCTTGTATGCTTCAATGCATTGCGGAATTATATTGCTGTTTTTGACAAGCTGCCTGCAGCTGGCTGGGTCATTGCCTGGTTCAAACGGCAACAGGTCGTGTTGATCATAAAGCTTGTCGAATACATCGGGCAGCTGGGCACTTGATGGGATATGCCGCTCCCCTTCTTCTTTGGCTATTGGGAACCACGCTGCACTACCTTCACTCATCTAAATCCACCCCGCTCCCTCGTTGTGTTCTTCACGCTTTGAATTCTCCCGTTGCTGTTTTTTCTTGAACCATTCAAACCATTTTTCAGCCACCTGCCGCACCTGCAGCGCGATAGAATAAGCCATGATCCGGTCATCATGGCAGCCGCTGTCGGCCTCAGCTTTGCCATTCTTATCAATCAGGGTCATACATTCGCTGTACAGCTCTGGACAGTAAATGTCGTAAAGCTGGTCACGGATCGCTTCCTTAAAATCACTGATCATGACGGGGCGCGTAGCCTGATTGGTGTTCCAACCTAACGAGCCTTTTTTGTGCATGAAGAGCAACGGATAGTGACAGGTATTAAACAACGTATTCAGCACTGATTCCCCGGTGTTGTTGTTCTCTACAGCCAGCAATGCTGTGTTGTAAAACAAACCAAGGGTATTCAGCTTCTTGCCGTATAAGTCGGTGTCCCATTTGCCATGAAGAGCGGCACACATTTCCCCAGTACGCTCATCCAGCACGTAAGCAGCATCATAGTCACCGTCTTCCTTCCCCTTGGCCGTATCAGCCGCTAGAACGTACCGTTTTCCCGGCTCTGGCTTTCGGTAGATGACCAGTTCACCAGTCGAGGAAGGAATAACCTTGTCTTTAACAAAATCGACCTCATACCGGCTACGCTTGAGCGTGATTGCATCTCGTAGCCGTTTGATGAACTTGTTGTCAAAGATGCCCTCGCCGGACAAAAGAAACGCATCATCAGGTTCGGACGGATACTCCTGGTCAAACTGTCGCGGATCACCGCCGCAATCATTTCGAATTGTGTATCGGCGCCATTGAAGCTGCTCGTCATCCAAATCGTATTTAGCCTTCAGTTCCCGTTCCTCTTCAGTGAGCTCGAAGCCTGGAGGGATTGGCTTACGATAATCAGGCATTTCAAACCATGCAAAAAAGAGCGGAGTAAAATCACTCTCGCCCTTTACGGCTGCATCCCACATTTTTTTGAATTCTTCCATGCCGTTCGCTGTTGATTCGATGACCCCCAGGCTACCCGGTTCCTTTGATAATGCGGCCAGTAGCGACAATAAGTGCCGCTTTTTCTTCTTGGCTGGCCAAAACGCGACCTCCGAGGCATGCAAGTAGTGGATCGTGTCCGACCGGGCAAGCACCCTGCTTTCCGCTGTTTGAACGGTGATCTTCGATTTCAATCCAGGATTCTTGCGGCGGTCTGCCGTACGGATCGCAGGATTTTCGAAGGTCAGCTTCTTGGCGTTGTTCTTCCGGCTCATGGGCTGGATGACGGCGGGTACCTTCTCATAGTAAAGCTGGAACATATCGTACAGGTTGCTAGAAGCATCCGAAGACTGTGCAACGATAAAGGCGTTCTTGGCTTCCTGAAGCGAAGTCAAATAATATATGATCGCCTCGGTTACCGTAGAGAACCCCATTTGACGTGCCTTCAGGATGATGATCCGAACAGGCTTTCCTGCTACAATATCCTCGAACACTTTTGAGGCGTAACGTCGCTGTGCATCGTTGAGAATTAACGGAACAATTTCGCCAGATTTATTCTTGATCTTAAGCATTCGAAAACAGAATTGCTCAAAATCGGACAGGATCTCTTTCAGTTCCTCCAGCTTCTCTGGTCTATTCCTCAGCTTCCGCTTAATGCGTCGTCGGTGTTCTTTGGCTAGAGAAATTACCATCCTAAATCATCCCCATCATCATCTTCATCATCGTTGTCCTCCTCCCCTTCGCCATACCCCAAGGCTTTGATTTTATCCAGTTCAAGACGTTCACGGGCAATCGCCAGCTTCTCTTCCTCTTGCTTCAAGTGTGCAATCGAGTTTATTACACGGAGTTTCTTGTCCCTCGTCTTAACTAGTGCTTCTTCTTGCTTAAGGATCTTGTCCAATTTTGATGTAACGACAGTCGTAATCTCAGTGACCTTCAATCCTTCGGTTTGGACAGGAACCTGTATCTGTTTCCCACTCTTGGGGCTGACGTAAGGCACCATGTCCTTCCGCTGCATAAGCTCCTCTTTGACCTTGCGCTCTTCGTCACTCAAGCCTTGCTCCAGAAGTTTCACCCGCTTCATATGGCGTCGTTCCTGAAGAGTAAGCATGCGAAGCTGTTCCTCAAGCTGTACAAGTGGGGTTGTATCAATGTGATTAAGCAGTTCCTGTTCATCTGGTTCCAAGGCATCCATGAAAATCGTCTCGTACATACCATGCTTCAATGCTTTCTTATTTCGATATGGGCCGCCCGTCCCGCCACGGTTTCCCTTGGCATTCTGATTTCCCAACGGAGCGCCGCCGCTGTTGCCCACAGCGTTCCTGTTACCTTTGGGCGCTCCCCTTCGTTTGGTAACGTTACTATTCGAATCATTGGTAACGTTACTATTCAGAGCATCCGACCAACGGTCTACACTCTTCCATTTTCGGATCTGCGTCTCACCGAGTCCAAGAGCTGCAGCAATGTCCTTCAGCTTCATTTTGCCGCTGCTGTCCAGCCACATCTTCATGGCTTCGTCACGCTGCGGACTTCGCTCTCTAGCCACTACATATCACCCCACCTCCATAAAAATATTAAAGGACTTGGAAAAATAATGACGAATATTGTCATTACAAAAAAAATGAAAAGGAAGTTGATTCTATGGGTACTGAACACTATCCTCCCGCATTTGAAGTCTCATCCTTTTATTGCCCTTATTGTGACGTTAAAGCAATGCAACATTGGGGTACAACGAAATACTTTAACGATAAAACCAAAGATTGGGATGTTAGCTTTTTTCTAAAAGTCTGTATCTGTGATCACTGCGGAGAAATAACATACTGGCTGAATGGGAAAATGATTCATCCATTAGCCACAAATGCACCAATGCCTCATCCCGATATACCTGAATCGATAATTAGTGACTACAATGAAGCAAGAGATATTGTCAACCGATCCCCAAGGGGAGCAGCTGCTTTACTTAGACTCTGCATTCAAAAACTTATGAAAGAACTAGGGGAGTCAGGTAACGACATTAATAAGGATATAGGTTCCCTAGTAAGCAAAGGATTACCAGTAGAAGTCCAGCAAGCCTTAGACATAGTACGCGTGATTGGAAATGAATCAGTACATCCAGGTGAACTAGATCTCCGAGACGACCAAGAAACAGCGCTGCAATTGTTTGAATTAATTAACTTCATAATCGAAGAAAGAATTTCCCGAAAAAAGAGAATAAACGTTTTGTTTCAAAAACTACCTGAAGGTAAGCGACAGGGTATTGAAACAAGAGATAAGACGAGCTAATCAGAGCTCGTCTTTTTGCAACTCAATATCTATTTCAATAAGCTTCTTTAAGTCATCCACTGTCTTAATCTCAATTCGGCCGTCTTGGAAGTCCTTAACCCAACGAGCAATCCCCGCTTTAACAATCTTGCGGTACTGTTCCTTTGATTCCAAGATCCCTTCCATGACGGCCAGCTCATGCTGCATCAATACATCGTGTTCATATTCTGTTCCCATTGTGTTCCCCTCAATTTTCCGTTAAAATTGGTGGCGAGATAGTGGCTTTCGCTTCCGTGGCCACGGGTTTCCACTATCTCAGTCGGGGGAACCTGACTGGGTAAGAGGGCGTTGATGCGCCCTCTTTTTTATTTACTAAACCATTGCTTGTAGATCTCGGATGCAATCCCCTTCATCATCAATGGAGGGACGCTCATGCCGCAGACATATTGGACATCCGCATCCATGAAATCATAGTCCCGTGGGAATGTCTGAATCCGAATAACGTCCGAATCACTAATCTGTTGTGGGGCATCAGTCCGCACGAACACAGACGAGCTCGCAATTGTATTCGGCACCTTTTGCTCCTTGACCAGTATTGTATTGAAATTACTGTTCTTGCCCTCTTCTCTCTCCGTCACATCACCCATGTTAAGATCCCTTGGACGTCGCTTCTGCCACCGTTGGAACGTCCTAGTGTTATGGTTTAAAGGTGCCCCTTCCCCGTCACGAATGTCCCTATAAAGAACTGGCGGCTCATTGAATTCGAGCTGCAACCGTGGGAAAGGTATATCATTCCGCGAAGCAATAAAGAAGATCCGCTCCCTTTTCTGCGGTACGCCCATCGTAGCCGAATTCAGAAGGAACAACTGTGGTCGGTAACCAAGTTCTTGGAAACGCGACAGAACCATGCTGACATAGCCTCGTGCCTTTCCTATGATCATCCCTTTGACATTTTCAGCAACAATGACTTTAGGCTGAAGCTTTTCTGCTACGTCTAAAAAGTCGAAAAAGAGATCATCCAGCCGCTGAACGGCTTGCCCCTCTCGAAATGCAAACTCACCGCCCCACTTCTTTTCTCTGGAACCTGCGGTGGAAAATACGCTGCATGGCGGCGAACCATCCAATATGTCCAAGTCGAACAATTCCGCCGGCAGCTCATCATTGGGCAGTGCCTTGAAATCCTGAATCGGCATCATAAAGGGATGCTTAGGATTATGATTCTGCCGATAAATCCGCATCATCTGGGGATCAATCTCCACATTCCCCAGCACCGTGTATCCTGCAAGCTTATAGCCCATCGTCGAGCCGCCGCCGCAGGAGAAGCAGCTGAACACCGTTCTCCCGTGCTTATTTACGGCATCAATATCTTTCAAACTCCAATCCCATGCTGGCATATCTACTCACCCTCAGAATCAAAAACGAATCCACAACGCGGGCATTTGCACCCGAATTGGGATTCGTCGAATTCATTCGTATCCAGTTCTCGATTCTCAAAGTCGCCGAGCTGATCCTCTAGCGGCTCTGTGAATTCTTCAATAAGGCTTTCTATTTCATCGGCATCAAAGCCCGTAAGTCCAAGGTCTGCTGCTTCTGCTTGGAGCTCTTCAAGAAGGCGTGCCAGTGCTTCATCATCCCATCGACCTTCTACCTTGTTCAGTGTAAGGTTTAGAAGCCGCTCCTGTGTCTCGTCTAGGTCAACGACCGATACCTCTACCTCTTCGCGACCCAGCTCGTTGACAAGGATCTTGTACCGCTGATGACCGCCGACCATATTTCCAGTCCGCTCATTCCAGACGATCGGGTCAATGTATCCGAACTCCTCAATACTGCGGCGCAGCTTTTCGTATTCTGGATCGCCTGGCTGCAGGTCGACACGAGGATTGTAGGCTGCTGCTTTGATTTTATCTATCGGTAATACTCTTATTTCCACGATTAATACCCCCTATTTACAATAAAAAAAGCCATCTCTCATGAGATGACTTAAAGATTTTTTGGGGCTGCCCCTAGGTCTTAGCTATGAAAACCCGTGCTACCATTACACCAACTCTCCGCAAGCCACCAGGGACAGCGAGATAATGATTGTACTCATCGACATCAATCCTTTCTGTTTCAAAGAAGTGAACCAGTCACCCAAAGCAGCTCCTATAAGCCCTGAAACCAAGCTTCCTAGGAACCAATTGGTTGTGAGATGAGTTAAAAATCCGGAGAGCATAGGAATCGAACCTATACCGGTGGCACACATGTTTTTTACTAGAATAGCACAAAGAGTTTTCCTGTGCTATATTTTTGAGTTGAGTTGGTTTCCTATATGTGCATCCATAACACGCTCGTAGAGCGATTCTACGGTACCGCCACGACGTTTTCTGTTCATGTTCCGGCAATCGGAAGCACTAGAACATGCTCCCCTTAAATCTGCCTTTATTTCCTTTATTTCTTTGTTTTATAGCAAAAAAGCACCCATATATATTCAGGTGCTGATTCTTAGTGTTAAGTTAATTTTATAACTTCACCACGGCCAACTATCCCTTTCTAATTCACGCTTGATCAAAACTGCTTCTTCCTCGTCTATATCCAGCAGTTCTGGATGTTCATTAAGATACTCTCTCGCCCATGGGTTCAAATTATATGGAAAGTTCATTCCAGCTTGGCTTACTTGGGATGTTCTTTGTATTATCATATATCCTTCTAATTCCCTCACTGTCCCGTCATTAAAAGCTAATAGTTGTGTATTTGTCCCATTAACAAAGTAGTACAATAAGATCATCTTCTCCCTAGGATTAAGGGAATGTAGACGTTTCTCACGCGAACGATGTACATTCTTCATTCTAATTTTTGTAGTGAATTTTTTATAAATGAATGTAATGGTGTTTGATATAGATACAACACCAGAAACAAGGAATGTCATTCCAATATATTGCTTGTTATCCGTTACAAATTTAAACACACCTAGTTTGTCAATGAACTCCTTCGGTAAGAACAATAATAGCCCCGAACCTACGGCCAAAATAACAAAAAACTTGGTAGTATATTTAGCTACTCCTAAAATTTTAGTTATGATTGCTTCCATCGTCTTGCCCTCCTAAATCATTCTTCGACACTAGGAAGGATTCCCCTTTTACGGGAAAAGAAAAAGCCCGTAATGGGTGCTCTCCTCAAATTCTTTCTAAGACTTCAAAACGCCCTATCTTTCTATACCCAAATTTACCTTCTCCATCTCTACATTCCTCTAACATCCCCATACTTATTAGCTTTTTAATAACCTTTTTCAATTTAGTATAATGGAACCCCATACCATTCTTATTTTTATGATACTCAATGAAATCCGTACTGTTAAATATCTCTTGATCTTCAACATAAAAATTAATATAGTTCACTAAATCTACTTCAAATGAATCCTCTAGCTTATATACTTTGTCCTGTAATTCCTTTAATTTGTCTTTCACCGTTTCTTCATGTTCGTTGATATTTTTCACAATTTCAGCCGGAGATACTTCTTTAGATTTTGATAAGGTAAATATTATCTCAAATTGCCTTGCTAGTTCTTCAATCTGCTTCCCAAGATTATTGCTATTTTGCTGGCTATCCTCTTTAAATGACAGAATCTCCTGTTTTATTAGAACAGCTTCTTCGACTTTATCTGTGATTTTATTCAAAGTTTCCTGCACGGAATGGTTTTGTCTTGATGCTTCACTTGACTGAATAAACGAATAAACTATTGCAGCCATGGCTAAGAATATCGATGTCAAACCAGCCCCAATTGAAATAACGTTAACCACTTCACTCGAATTCAATTGACCCCTTAGCAGAGAAATGATAAGCAGAGTGATTATTAATAGCATTACATAAATTAAATCTTTCTTAGTAACGTGTTTCTCAAAGAACTCCTTCAATATGAATACCTCCCCTATCCTACTTCATATTTCGGCACAAGGAAGGCATTTCCTCCTACAACTTTCGACTTACTTTTACGAAGTTTTTCGTTCAATTTGAGGTTAAAAGACTACCATACATATTTTCCTGATTGAACGATTTCAGCTAATGCCCTCCACAAGAAAACATGCAATTGCTCTTCTTCTTTGCTCTCGATAGCTATCTCATTATTCCACAACAATATCCAACCATGTCCAAATGAGTTCAAACTAAATGCGTGGAGGTCAGCTAAAAGTTCAATTAACATACCTGTGCTAAAGATTGGGTAAATCTTATCATCAGGAGCGATCTTCCCGTCATCGTATAGACAATAATCCCCTGCCGAATCAAATCCCTCGATTGTGTAAATTTCGTTGAGCTGGTCTTTGAAGAAGAAACGATCGTCGACCTTATAATCAAAGCAAGCCTTATCAAGGATAGCATCGATTGTTTCCTCTCCGATCTGTAACGTCTCTTCTGGTGTCAAATAATCCCGTTTTAATATCATAGACCTAATCTCCTCGAATTGATTTTCTAGGGAGATTTTATATCTTTATAACATCTGAGTCGAGAACAAAACTGTATCGTTCCTGTCCAGTCGCCCCATACACATCCTTTGCAACGGGCTGGCTGCTTCGGCGGATCTCTAAATCGCTTCTTTTTCATCTTCACAGCGCATTCCTCCAACAAAAAAAGCCGCCCAATAATGAGCGACTTCGGTTTATTTATAAAGTTAATTCAATCAAAAAGTGCTGTTCGAGCAATTGCGTCCGCAAACGGCCGCCGCAAAATTGCTTCGCTCTTTGCTTAAAATCTTTACGTACTTTGTAACTAGAGAGGGAACAAGACCATTTTACAAACGCCTCGTTTTCCACGTCAAAATGATATTCTCTCAAAAACTCCGTTTAAAGCCCTTAATGCTTAAGCACATAAAAAATTACTCCCTTTTTTCATATAGCCTGTCACAAGGATGAACAGCCCTCTATATTTGAGGTCGAAAAGACACATTGGTAATCGGTTCGCAATTTTTTAATCATTTGACCCGACTTCTAGTGTGTAAGGACGAAAGGGGGAAAGCGACAATGTATACACTCTTAGGAATTATTTGTGCCAACACCATTCCTTCAGTTTGTGTTGTACTGGTGCACTGGCTGAACTACAAGACAGCAATTGTAAACGCTACTAATAAGAAGTAATGAGTAAAAGGGACAAGCCGTTGTTGGTTTGTCCCCCTCTTAGCATTAGAGAAGAAGTACGCCACGGTTCGAATGCTGCCAATATGCAGCCGTGCGTGTCACTCTCGCCTGCAATTTCATGTTTACATACTACCATGGTATTTTCGTCATGTGGTCATCAGGATATCCCGAAATGTCCCATGTTTTCTTCAACTTTTATACAGTTACCGAATTTGTTTAAAACTTAGATCAAACAAATTATCATCACTTTTCTTTTCAAGCAGGGAATCAGCTTTCAGACCCAGAATAGCTTCAGCTTTTGTATTGAATAAAGTAAATTTTTTCAAAAGTGTATTAGGGGTGAGTACATTATTAGTAATAATTAAATCAATTGCTTTCTGGAATAAAATTGGCTTGCTCATATGAAGCACATTGTCTAAAGGCTCTTTGGTACGGTACCCTTTAGCACTCATTTTTCGCATTAAATATTGATATTGATTTTGATTGATAGCTCCTAACTTATAGGCTCTAACAATCATGGCAGCAATTGACACTTTCCATTTCTTCTTCAACTCGATATAAGCATTTAGATCAATCGGATATATAAGGTCATTAAGAAATGCCTCTCTTGGTAACAAAAATGATGCTGCAAATAAATTAGCCTGTTCTTCCATTACTCGATATTGTTCCTTAGTTAATTCAGATACTTCTATTCCCATTGCTTCATGTATTAATATGTGTCCCAATTCATGAGCAGCATTAAATTGCCTTCTAGCAGCTGACTTTTTAGATTCATCTAATACAACACAGTATTTTTCCTGCCCATTAAAAACGACCCTTTTAGAATATGCATCAATTTTTTCATCATTAGTATCTAGAGCAACTACAATTATTCCGTTTTTCTCCAAAACATTAACTAAATTGGGGATTGGCTCTAAACCTAACCCCCAAAACTCCCGTACTCTCATGCTAATAAGTTCTATTTCGTCAGCACTCAAATTATCCCAATCGTTTTCTTCCAAAACGGGTAGGTTTAATCTGGGGAACTTAACGTATTTATCAAGGTGATAATGGCATTTTAGTATGACCTTTATTTTCTCTTCCTGTGAGGATTTAGCCATTCTGTTTGTCGTCAGTTGAGATCTGAAATATACATTTCCTACTTCTAAAGTATCATCATCATCACTGAAAAAAAACTCCTTAGGGAATTGTAGAACATTTATTATCCTCATCAGAGTTTCTAATTTTGGCGTTGTCTCTCCTTTTTCAAACAAAGAAACCGCTTGTTTACTAACACCAATAGATTGGGCTAATTTCTCTATAGTGAAGCCCTCAAATAAACGCGCAGATTTCAGCCTGTTTGGATTAAATTTTTTAGTGCTCATATTTATTCTCTCCTTGTTTGAATCACCCTAAGACTAACTTTCAGATTCTGACCAAGAATCATCATCTATATCCAAGTCATAGTCGTAATCATCATCTAAGATTCCACTTTGTAGCTCTAATTCAAAGTCATCTTCATCTACAAGAACATTGTCATCATTCTCACTGTTTTCATATGAAACAGGAATCCATTCATTCCAATTTTCAGTAAATAAATATTCAGCATCTAGTGTTGATGAAGGAATTACAGCCCTTACTTCGACCAGCTCATATTTTTTTGTTCTGAAAGTAACAAAAACACATAATTCTACTGTTTTGTTTAATGTTAATTCAGTGTTTAAGTCACGTAGTGTTGCATACTTTTCAGATACGTAAGAAATATCAGCGTCTTCAAAATTCATTACTGTCGCCCCAGATTGATACCTTACAGATTCAGAACTCCACGAATCATTTGAAAATGCCCAACCTTCAAGATAATGATCTTTTTTCTGATGCCTCTTACGATCAGATAATTCTCTTCTTAGTTTTGCGATTGAGTTCTCACTTATAAATAGATATACGGTATTTGTCGATGTATGATGAAGGAATATATATTCGAAAAATCCAACTTTTCTTAGATCCCATGTAAATCCGTGTAACTCTGCAATTTCAGAAAGTCCCGTGTTTATGTAATCTCTGGCTCTATGAGGAGTACCATTGTTTGTTACTGTTTTCTTTTTGTCCTCTTTATATTCTGCTAAACTATAGTATATAGACTCAACAAAACTTTTATTCACTTCCTTAGGAATCATGGAAAAGATATCTAGCACACAAACCGCCTCCCGAACCTCATTTTATATAACCAAATTACAATTTTATATGTATTTTGTCAAGTGAAGTTCGTATTAATCAAATTTACCGCCCTAATACTCTGCCCTCCTTTCAAAGAATCCAATTAACTTTATTGTGTTTGCTATCGATTCGATTCCATCTTCCAAACGTCGATCAATCGTGCTGTTACTCAATCCATGTCTAAAAAACAGTATTGTCTCTTTTCGACTAAATCCTTGAAAATATCTGTAGTCTATTGCCTTCTTAACTTCTTCATCACGTATCAGTCTGAATCCACGCGCTAGCATATCAGTATAAAATTTATACTGCTTGTACACCCATTTCTGCTTTTCATTAAGAATTACGGCATTTGCCGTTTTATCTGCATGCAAGTCATCTTCATCTATCTGGCGAGCAGCCTCCCCATCGATGGCCACCTGCGCCAGCTCCTTCTCAAACTGCTCATAATCACGCATCAGCATGATCATATCTGTATATTTTTCGAGAAGGAACTTAGTGCGTTCGACTTCCTCTTGAGTTGCTTTTGGAAACAGCTCACATTGTCCCCACGCCATCGCCATTCCCCTCAATCCCCTCGTTATGGTATATTGGTTATGGCTTGTGATAAACGCCCCCGCAACCTGGCCAAGGAACAGCGGAGGGCGTTTTATTATTTACTTATGTCGACCACCTACCACTCCCCACCCTTTCGGGCATATTTCCCATTGCCCAACTTTTGTGAGGCGGTAACCACTGTCTGTCCTTTATAGTCTCGAGGTTTTAATGCCTCGAGTCGTTGACGCTCTGCTTGCAGCTGCTCTTCAGTCAGAAAATATGAATCGACCCTTTTGTAATCGACCGCGCTATTCATCCGATGTACCTCCTAACATTTTTTAATCTATAAAATTGATGAGACAGATGTTAAAATAGAAACTGTGCACCATCTCTTATTTTCGAAAGAGAGGAGGTGGTCATTTTGAAACTTAAATTTGTAGTTGATATGATCAAAAAAGTAATTACTGTAGAACTTCATTTTGGTCGTAAAACAAATAATGGTTCATAATGGCCCTGTTGCTGAGGAAAATGCGAATTCCTCTGCAACGGGGCTTTGAAGTAAAATATATATAAACATAAAAAATTTGCATCCCTCTTCACTACACGTTGAGTACATACACCGCAATCATCCAGTATGTAAACAAAGACATCGATATTGCTATAGTTCCCGTGGTGATGATTGCAATGAAAAGCTTGAATCTTACTTTGTTCATAAATCCTCCCTCCACATTTCCATAACGGTTTCCGTTTTAGTTACTCCATCACTGGATTAGCCCCAATTGCTTAAATGCCATCAGAAGTTTTTCAAACGCTGACTGTCTAATATCTGAAAAAGTCACTGCACTTATAGGTGGGTTGATTATTTGAGAATAAACCTCCAAATCCGATACCCTCGTCCTTTTCATATAGCGTTCATGTATTATGCATCTTTCTATTGGATCCAAGTGCTCGACTACATCGTCAATTGTTTTACAAATCTGCGCTTCCTTTGGAACTGCCGGCAAGTTAAGTCGATTCAAAAAACTGAAACTCCTATATGCTTCAAATATTCTTTCAATCACGATTTTGATTTCTCTTTGAGTCACAGCCTCACCCGCACATATGTTCTGTTTGACGGCCGCAAAGGGCCGCCAAACGCCTTCAAACCTTTGGATTGTTGGAACGCCTTAAGCCGCTCCTCCGTCTTTCATTTGCTCTGCTACACGCTTCTTATATGCGCTCCAACGAGAACTAAGCTGTCCACTTGTCATGCCCGCTTCATTTGCAATCTCGCGCCAGGTCTTATTCTCTTGCAGCCGTTTCTCAAGCAGCGCAGGGAAGTCAATCGGAAGGTCATCATATGCTGGGCGATGCTGCAGGATAAACTGTTCTAGCTCCTCTTTGCCAACTTCAGAGGATGTACCCTCCTTAGAACCTTCTTCATCCTGGCTTTCTGTCGTTACTTCGTGCTGCTCACCATCTTCTTCTGCCATTCCAGTTTGAGCTTCCTCTGATTGTTCAGATTCGAAACTAACCTCTGTGTCATCACCTTCTCGCATCCATTCAGGCGTATCAGGATCTGTTGGATCATCAGTTGAGGAATCCGCTTGAATCAATTCATTCGCATCCGTAGTATCACTTGCGACATCCTGATCACCCTCGTCACCAGCATCATCTGCAGTCGATGCATCCTCCTTCATTTCTCCCCCAGATCCATCCTCTGCCTCAGGTTCGATAGGATTGAATAAATCACCTTGGTTCTCGTCGTTCTCATCATCATTTCGCTGAACGTTCGTGACTACTCCTGACTGATCTGCCGTGAAATATCTACCGCTGAAAGGTCGCAGCATCTCTTCTTCACTGAAATGCATAACCATTTGCGGATCGCCAAGCGCCACAATCACTTTCTGCTTTTGCTTTCCGGTCAAAAACATAAAATTCTTTTGAGCGTCCTTCACCGAAAAAGTCATTTCGATTTTGGCTGTAGTTTCATCAACAATCGTCATTTTCCCTAAAGTAGCATCCAATCTAGCGAAATCTTGCATTATATTCACTGTCCTCTCATTTTTATTTTTGGGATAAGTCTTTTATTTTGACCTCAATGCGAGGGCGAACACTATAACGCTTGGTAACAAGCACCTCTACCACTTGGCTGTCATCTCTCCAGATGACGCCTTTTAGGGCGTCCTTTACCCCTTTGAGATAGTTGTCTGCATCTGGCTTCGATGTAGGACGAATTTCCCCCGCTTCAGCTGCTACAGTCTTCTTTTTGCTGAAGCTCTTTGGAATCGAACGATATACATGAAGCACCATTCCAACTGGCCCTTCCAGTAAGGCATCAGGTGCCTTTTCCCCTGCTACAAGGCGAACATAGTCCTTATAGTCGCTCGATTTAGATGGATCATACATCCGAATGAATCCACCTACTTGTGTGGCGCGAGGTCGTCCTTGGGCTGCTGGCTCGCCGTAAACTGTAAATTGAATCACCCTGTCTCCCTCCGTTCCTGGATCTACTGGGGAGCATGCTGCGATCAAGCACATACACTTCCCCGATCGTATACCCGTCTTCTCCTATCACTGTGTAGTACATGCTCTGTTGATAAAAAGGGTCGAGCGGCTTACGAAACATGCGCACCACATACTCTCGATTCAAATTCTTGAATCCCCTCTTCAATTTCATCTGATCCGATAGACACAAACTCTTTCTCAAGCTCCTGAAGAGAGGGTACTTCATATGTCCGTTCAAAGCGCTGTTTCATGTACTCGTAGACACTCCATCTATTCCAAGTTCCCTCGGCCATAGTTCCCCCTCCTATGCAATCTGTTGAAAATCTTTATTGAACTGCATTTTTACAAGTCCAGTTGGGCCATTTCTTTGTTTCGATAGATTTACTTCGAGAACACCCTTGTCCGAAGTGTCCGGATTGTAATATTCATCCCGATAAAGAAGAATGATGTCATCTGCTACAGCGCTTATTGCTGCACTACCAGATAGATCAGATATTAGTGGCCGCTTGTTCTGACGCTCTTCCACGCTTTGTTTAACTTGAGAGAGCCCAATAAGAGCACAGTCGCAGTCTTTAGCAGCTTTCCGTAACTTCTGGCATACCCTGTGTAGCCCTGAGCCGCTATTATCGTTCCGCTCAGCTGGCTCAACTACCTCTTGCAAATAGTCGACAACAACGAGATCAAGTCCATCTTGGCGTTTCATACGCCGCATTTCCGAGCAGATGTATTCGGCAGTAACACCACGACTATCATCAATGTGCATTCTTCGAAGCATATCCATCTTCGAAGATATCTTTTCAAGCTGTTGAGGGGTTAAATTACCCGAACGTAAGGCTTGTAGTGGTATGTTGCACATGTTGGCAATCATTCGGTTATATATTTGCCCTTTTGACATCTCCAGGCTAAAATCAGCTACTTTGTGCCCTCGCCTTGTTGCACGCATTTTTATCTCATTTGCAAAAGCTGACTTCCCCATGCTAGTCCGTGCTCCAACCACGATGAGATTCGTTCTTTGAAATCCAAGCGTCATCCGATCAAGTGCTTCCCATCCGGTCATAATGCCGAGTGCTCGTGTTGGATCTTGTGATTTGAGAACAAGGTCTTCATACCATCCGATAATGTCATCAACAGTCGTATCCACTTGCAGGGCCTTAGGGCGAATATCCAACGTACGTTGTTCAAACTCGTCCAGTATCTCTTCAAAACCACCTGCAGCTGGATCTGCAAATCTAGCATAGTACTCTTTGGTCAGTGCCATTGCTTTACGACGAGCGTCTGATTCTATGAGTTGGCGAACATTTTCCTCAAGCTTTGCTGTAGTTGATGTGGAGCTGATAAGATGCGAAATGTAGGAGATCCCGCCCACTTTACCAATATGTTTCTCAAATACCGTCGCGATTGTGGTTAAGGATAGCTCCTGCTGCCGTCTATACAATTCCTGAATCATTTTCAGCAAATTACGGTGCTGCGGCTGAGCGAATACCTCTGGTTGTATGGTTACAGCGACTTCCCCAACAAGTGAGGGATCCAGGAAGAATGCTCCGAGAATTTCTGCTTCAAGAAGCTCCGTATTCAGCAAGTCTCTTCTCATCTGCCTTTCTCATCAAAATTGTGATAGGATCGTCGTCCTGAACCACTGTCTCTGACTGCTCTATGCTATGCAGGTTCGCTTGTGGCCCACCCCTTTTTTTGTAGCCTTCAAGGATGCCCCTGACGTAAGCCAGTGTCATTTTCTTATGTCTGGCAGCCTCACGCATTGCCTTTAGCAACCACTCACCCCCGTAATCGTCGAAAAGATATCCAAGCTCTTCGACTTCGAACTGAGTGACATTCCCCTTGTCGGTGAAATTATTTTCGTAGGCACGGTATATGTATCCGAACGTAAATTCAGGATTGTTGCCGTTGCCGGATATCTCTGTATCTAGTTCAGTAGAAGTATCTTTATTACTACTACTTTTAATTATTGTTTTAATAATTGCTTTCGACGCCCCGTAAGCCTTGATACTACGCGGAAAATCGCGTTTTTCGTTTCCCGATTTGGGAAATGGGAACTTCCCGATTTGGGAAATGGTCGTTTCCCTTTTTGGGAACTCATTTCCTGATTCGGGAACTAAGTTCCCTTTTTGGGAATCAATTTTCGTTTCCCGATTCGGGAAGTCATTTCCCTTTTCGGGAACTTTTTTCGCCAAATTCGGAGATCGATTTTCGATATTTAACTTGATTAATTCTTTCATTCTTTTGGAATCAAATGTCCTAACTGGATCGATTGTCCACTGGTCATAATGCTTATTGATTTGGAAAAGATTCAAACTCTCTTCCCAAAAAACCACATTGCTTTCAACTAATGATTCAAGTGTGTGTCTAATGTGATTACTCCCAACACCACATACTCCGAAGTCCTTTAATTGAGGTATGTTCGCCGATGACTTCCCGCACCCCCAGCTCAGAGTCATTACGAGATTTAAAACATCATACTGACGCTGGTTAAACTTTCGACGGATTATCTCTCGGTGTATTTCATGCGAAATTCGAATATGTGGGTCGTCTGGTTGGGGATTTACGCTGGAATCCACCGACTCTCACCCCCTGCTAGGAGAAGTTAAATAGCCCGCTCCTGCTTCGTTTTCATTTGCCATGCCTTATCCCATTTACATTCCTTAGCCGATATTTCATAATGCCTTCGGCCCAGCACGAACGATACAAATCGATCCGTGCTTCGTTCGTAGTACATTCCGTTCAAATGCGGCTCCCTTTCAAAATCTGAAAACAAATCCATCTGAACCACACTCAATTCAAGCTCCTCCTATCATCCCTGAGATAGATGAATGGGTACTTTGCACGGACGACTGTCCAGTCAGGATATCCCCGTTCAAAGTAGATCCGTACCTCCCGCTTGAAGGCTTCCGGATCAGTGTCTTTGAGACACCAAATCCGGTTGCCAATCATGCTTTTCAGAAGTGACTTTTCACTCAAGGTATCCATAGCGACTATTCAAATTCCAGCTCATCTTGGGAGTCTTGGGAGCCATCCTGTTCTTCCTCAGATCCATTGACGTTATAATCTTCAGGAGTCAGATCGATTGGATTCTTATTTCCATCATCACCCGTGATCTCGGTTGATTCAGATTCTTTGTTGTATGCATCCTGCATCTCAATGGAGAGAATCCCCCATTTTGAAAGCATGTTCCTGATTACAGTTTTTTTGGCCATTGCATCATAATCTTTCTTCCAGCCAAAGTCCGACTTGGAGAACTTCTTACGATGTGACTCTATTTGATCACGTGTCCAATAGACTGACTTCCGGAACCCATTGATCAATTCGAAATAGCCGGCATAGCCTATCACTGCATCTGATTTTCTTTTCTCAAAATCAATGTCTAATTCCTCAGTGAGGGGGTTCCATTTTTTTAATTCACCCTCACATACTTCAATTACATTGATTGCTTTATACCGCCCCGTTCTAAGCGCTAACTGAATGTACCCTTTATAGCCCAATTGAAATTGAGCTTTCCCGGAATAAGGAACAATCCAGGCGTATCCAAGGTTTTTATCAACCGGTAAATCCAATGTGGCAGCGACAATACACGACGAAATGACGCTCATAGGTTCCGCTTTCTGCAGCATTGAATCCGAATTATATAAATTAATGATTGACGTCATATACTGCGGTGCACGTTTATCCATAAGTTCTTCAAAACGCTTTTTAATTGCGGGTGAATTTAGAAGAGATTTAATGTTCGTTCCCTGAACACCAGGAGTGACTTTCCCCTCGGCACGCTCTTTTAATTTGTTCTCTAATGCATTTTTTGTTGCCATAATGCCTCCTTACTTCACCAAGAAACGTCTTGAAGACGTGGTGACAGTGTATTCTTCGTACATGTCAGGCAAGTTATGTTTAAGTCTCTTAGTATCGAGCCGTGTTCTTTCGCTCGATTTCCAAGTCAAAACTGGTTCGCCTTTGAACAATGCAACTTCATTATCCTGAATTATGGATTTCAATTTATTTTCGAGTGTTTTAACTCTCTCATCCGCCGAACTAGCTTCTTCTTTGGCCGCCTTAAGTGCCTTGAGGAGCTCCCATTGCTCGGAAGTCAGCTCAATTTCACTAGCTGGCTTCGATTGTGGGTAGAGGCTGTTCATAAGATCAATCGATGCTTGGCTGCCGTCGATTGGCGGCGCAATTTCTTTAAGAACGTGCTCATTCCAAAATTGGCTTTCAAGTTTAATCAAAGAGTCGATTATCGATTGATTTCGTTCGACAAATCGATATTCAAAACGATTCCCACCAATCAGGACAGCGAAATAACCATAATCCAAACCTAAAACCGCCATATAGTGCTGGAGTTGAATTGCATACTCATCCGGCACCCGGTCGCCATCCCATTCTTCAAGTTTGTATGCACTGGCTGTCTTACATTCCAAGATCCCACGGCCCCGCTCTTTATCTAAGATAAGACGGTCAACGTTACCTAACATAAATGGATATTGCGGATGTCTGTACATTTTGTGGCTCCGTTGTACACGCATGCCTGTCCGATTTGTAAACTCCCTTGCGACCAAATCCTCAAGTTGATTTCCCCAATATGCTGGTTCACCAGGTTCCTCGGGTTCGTATCTCCCCGTCTTCTCCATGAAAACAGACACTGGGGATTTGTATCGATTTAAACCCGCTACAGCAGAAGCATCAGAACCACCGATCCCCTTTTTGCGAAGCTTTAACCACTCTGAGCGATCAATTCCTTTTGTTACTGCTGCTACACTCATTGCCATGAGTAGCTCCCTCCTCAATCGCTATGATGTATTCATTCTCCGTCTCCAACTGACCGTATATCTGCTCAATATCTTTGCAATATTCACATGCCCCACACTCGCAAAGAGCAATGTCACGCATAGACTCGCTGCCCTCCGCATTCATTAATAAAAAAATCCGTAACACAGCTGTCCTCTGCAAAAATCCAATCATCAATAATGATGTAGTTCTCACAACCAAGAGTGATTTCAGCTTTGCATCCACATGAACATAATTTTGTTCTCGCACAAGGATATGAGATCGGCAAAATAACTGGATTCTCAATGTCGCATGCTACTTTCGGCATTCCAAAACCTCCTTGTGTATTTCAGTTTGGCGTGCTACCATACAGGAAAGTTAATTATCAAGTTTTGAAATGACCCGTGGCTGCGGGTCATTTCTTCTTTTTTGACTTGCTTTTCGTTACTCTTTTGACACTCGGTACAGTAGGAATGAAGTCACCTTCTTTGGGTGGATTTTCGGAGAGACGAACTATCTCGCCGTTAGCATCCCTTCGTACCCAAAGCAATTCTTGCATCCAAGGTCTCAATCTATCACCTGCTCTCATATGTATTGATGCGACTCAGCCACATCTCTCGACGCCAGACAGAGGTAAGAGAAAATACTGTCCGACGCCGAGAGACAAAGCCGAAGCTTTGTCATATCTATTCAGATTTGAGAAGCTCATACTCTTTGTAAAAGGCTCGCTTGATATCCAGCGGTAACGAATCAATCACTTCGGTGAACAAAACCCATTTAGCAAATGCTCGCTCAGCCTGAACATAAGCTACATCTATTTCTTCCCTCGACATGTCAGCCACGTTTAGGCTAGAAAATCTCGTAGATCTCCACGAATACTCTTCTTGCACCTGCACATACCGAGCAGCAAGTGCAGCAGTAAATTCTTTGATCTCCTCTTCCGTCACGCTGCTCCCTCCTTGCGTTTCTGTTTTTCAGAGGTTACAATAGACAGCACGAGACACTTTAACCGAGTTCTCAACGACGTCCGGCCTGCCTGCCGGGCGTTTTCTATTTCTTCTTCCGAAAAGCGGATCAACATGTTCAGATATGCCTCAGCGTTCTCCATCTTGCCCGAATGTATCTTTTCTGGATTCTCCTGAATGACCTTCAGATTGTGCTTCGCTGCTTTTCCAGCTTCGATTGCTTGTGCTACAAGAATCTTTCTATCCATGCATCTCCCTCATTTCATGTATTTTTTGGCTTTCAAAATTGCACGATGTTCTTTCCATGTGGCGAGCCATGAGAAGGAATACTCTTTACAAAGGACGGCTGCCAAATGGGTCAGTGCAGTAATTGCCTCGACTGTCTCCATCAGCAATCGCTTAACTTGTTGCCTTTCTGACTCGTCGAGTTGATCGTTGGTCTTACTGATTGGGGCTTGTCCGGATACTGCAAGAACTTCTTGAATTTCCTCAATACTCTTGAGCAAGACGCATGCCCTATGCAAATCAACATTGTTCAACCAAGGAGCAAATGCTCCGCCGGTGACCTCACACGCTGCAGCAATGTAAAGTTGGCCATCATCGTAATGTTCCACCGTGCTGCTCATAACTTCTTTTGCCGGTTTACGTGAACCCTTGATTACCTTTCCAATCGTCGAATTGTCTACATGTGCAACTTCAGCAACTTTCAACCGTGTTTCCCCTGCTCTTTTCATTGCTTCTTCAAGTGCAGGGCCAAATTGTCCAATTGCCACCTTCTAATGACCTCCTTTGTCCAATTTAGGAGATGCTTTTGGAAAGGGGATTACGATAGAATTGACTCATACGAAATTCCCCATCGCATCCCCTCACCCGCTGGCGCTGGATCCGCACCAGCGGTTTTCTTCTATCTTCCGCAGAGCTTTACTAACATCACGAATCAACGAACGCCATTCCCTTTTCGAAATCGCTTCAGGATTCTTTGCATGTCCCTTATGTAATGTGAAATTTAATGCCGCTTCGATATCCATTCCTTGAATCTTCACCCGAGCAACCGTCATCGTTATGCAGGCCGCTCGGGACGACTTTCTAAGCCAGCGGAATCTCATTGTGCTTCCCTCCGTGACCGAGCTTTTAACCAATCGAAGAAATCCCACTTTAAACATCGAATGGCGTCTCCTTTCTTTCTTGCCGCATCCAGATGAGGAAACGTTGGATCCTTAGCAGCTTGAGAAAGCGTTGCTTTCGACCACCCCATCAATTCAAGGATGTGCTTCGAAAGCAGTACATCAGGGTAACGACTCGATTCCAATTTCTTAAGTTGCTGCCGTAACTCCTCATTCTGCTCGGCTAAATCAGCGGCTAAGCGAAGTGCTTGTGCAAGTGTTGTAGGCATTTCGAGCATCTTAGCCAATTACATCCTCCTCCTTATTTAAAATTTAATTAGCACGTATCGCGTCTTTCTCTCGTTGTGAAAGCGCGCATCGAGTATCCAGCCGGCAGCCAAGAGTCGATTTACTTCGGCTGCGTCGAACGTCTCGCGCACTGCCTTAACTTCGCAAAGTTGATGTTCCAATTAACCGACCTCCCGACCCTCATGTTCCGATTTAGTTAACTCATCAGGCAAAAAAATATCATCGGGTGTTAATCCAAAGACAGCTGCTATTTTTACAGCCATGTCATAATAAAGGCCACGTTTACCATTCTCAATTTGCCAATAATATGATTTGGTGATGCCTATCGAATCCGCTACCTCTTGATTCGTTTTTCCTGAACTCTCACGGATATCCTTAAGTTTAGCCCTGATCATTTCATCACCTCACTTTGCTGGAATTAGGTGTTAACCTGTTGTTAACTATATAATAATTAACTATTGGTTAACTGTCAATAAAAATGTTCCTATTTAGTTAACTTTATTTACGTTAACTAACTGTTAACTTATACTTAAAGGTAAAGTACCTCAAAAAGAAGGTGTTTCTTATGACTTTCCCTTCCCGATTAAAACAGTTGAGAACTCAAAATAAGATGACTCAAGAAGAGTTGGGCAAAAAAATAAACGTAACAAAGGTTTCTATTTCCGGGTATGAAAACGGAAATAGATCACCTGATACTGATACCTTGCAACGAATAGCTGAAGTTTTTAATGTCTCTATGGATTATTTGTTTGGCCGCACAGATGATTCCTCTCCTCAGATAAAGGAGAAGGATTCCGATGAACTTGAATTTGAAGAGTTCATAAACAATCCAGAACACGGCATCTTTTTTAAGGAATACTTAGAAGCTCCTGAGGAAAGAAAAAAGGAGCTGCGACATTTCTGGAAGATGATTAAGGATGCTGAGAAAGGTCGTAAACTAGGCGATCGTCAGGGCGAATAAACCACATTAAGTTACAGCAACAGCAACTCCCCCAACCGATGGGGAAAAGAATTTACGGGTGGCGATTTTAATGAATCATGAAGAAGTTAGAAAAGGAGTTACCCAGGCAAAAGAAAGTGAAAGTGGAGCAAATTTTTTATTCGGTGAAATATTTCTTGTAGCAGTAGCGAGCGGACTGTTGTCATCATCATGGTGGATGTTTGGAGGAGTTTTATTAGGTACGATAATTTTGTTATTAAATAAAGCTCTTCGACGTCTCCTATTAATTATATTGACCTTAGGTTGTGGAGTAGCTGGTTGGTTAATTGGAGAACTTTTCGGTAGTCTTGGAGCTTCAGTGGTATTAGCAATAATTGCAATGTTGGTTTCAGGTGGATATCATTTCTATGCTGTCAGATGGATGGAAGATATTTAAAACTTCTTCTGTAGGAGTGAAACTTATGAAGATCCTTAATTACTTTTTCAAGAAGAAACCTACGAACTTAACCACTGAAAAAATATCTAAAAACTCTGAATCATCTGTGAGTTTGGTTCCAATATCTGAACTACCTGCAGAAGAATTACTCATAAGATTACAATTATGGGTCGGTTCGCAAAAAGATGACTCGGAGATTGAACAATGGATTGAGCATAAGGAACATACAGATGTCGACCATTTACAACCGGAAAGTACAGTTTCAGATACTGTCGGTGAAGAAGTCAAATTACTGAAACTAGAGGAAAAATATCAGAACGATCCAGTAAATCTACATTTCACGTACAATCAACTCATTGAATTTTACTTTACTTCCAAAAATAGAAGTGATGATATTTTGGAAAAGTGTATATCCTACTGTTTGAAAGATATAGAACTATACACTGCTTTTAAAGATGGCTGGATAAAGAAAGATCTTAAGCGCATTGCTCGATCATTAATTAACGGGCTTGGTAGCGATAATCAAATCCTTGACTACAGTTTCAAACTGCCAAAGACAATGCCATCTGCTGATATTTTGTCAGGGATTTATGAGCGGCAAGGCAACCTGCAGGGAGCAATAACAGTCTGTGATAAGGTAATCGAATTTGGCATAGCATCATATGAAGATACACGTCTCAGGCTAGTTGCAAAAAAAGAAGAAGCTGATAAGTTTCCTACCTATCAAGATTACGCTCTAAGCGTTGTTACAAGAGTGGTATCTGCCAATCCTGGCATTAACAAAGGTAAATTGATCGAGGAATTATCAAATGAAGCTGGCTTGCTTCTTGGAGAAGCTCATGAATACCTTTCACTAGCGATCGATAAAGGTATAATTCACCAAGAAAAGCGTGGGAGAGCATTAATACATACAGTTACAGATTAAAAAATTATAAAAGCCCGATGGGGCTTTTATTTTCACTCTAAATGCGAACATATATTCTATATTGGGGGCATACATCATGATTGAACATTATCAGATGACCAGGATCGAAGAGTTTACAGAGAGACTATATGAAAAGATCAATATCAGTAATACATATCAGCTCACAATCGAGGAGATAGCAATCCGTCTGAATATCTGGATTTACTACACTCCAATGAGAAGCAAAGCGCTCGAAGTGCGACCTGGGATGTACTCAATGAACATTGATTCACGATTACTTCCTCGTGAACAGTGGGTTGAGTTCCTGCATGAGCTATGCCATTTACTCCGGCATGCCGGCAATCAGACCATAATGCCTGAGCAGTTTACTCAGGCGCAGGAGGCTGAAGCTGATGCCTTTACGATGTACGCAGCTATGCCCATTTCGATGATTAAGGTAATGACTCTTCCAGAACGCTGTTGCGATGCTGCAGCATGCTTGGCTGACGAGTTCAAAGTACCGATTGATATGGCACAGCGGCGCCTTGAACAAATTCGAAGACGTGTGTATGCCGGTAGATTCTTTGCTGCAGTATCCGATCAGGAAAATTCATCAATAGTGAAAGAAGGTGTACAGCTTGCGTATTAGCGCTTATTACGATTTTTATACGGACAGGGTGGGGCCTCTTCAGCTAGTCGTCAAACCTGCAGCAAACGAGCTTGATTGGTCAAATACGCTCTTTATACCAGTGGATGGGCCATTCGAACGGCTGGAGCCTGAGGATTATGGGGATATGTTGTGCGTATCTGTGCTGCTCTCAGACTTAATCTTAGGAACGAGCAGTGGACAAATAGGGATTAACCTTCCCTCAATTGCAGAACGACACGGTACTGATATAGAACAATTCCTTATTTTAATGGATGATGTTGAAGAAATATTGCAATTTACCTAATAGGAAGGAGTAGCACCAATGGAAGGACACGTGTACCAACGAGGTAGCACCTGGACGTATGTCGTTAACCTTCCCCCTGATCCTCTAACGGGGAAGAGAAAGCAGAAGTCTAAGGGCGGATTTAAAACAGAAGAAGAAGCAGAGCTGGCCAAGCTCGAAAAGATACTCGAAATCAAAAAAGGCTTGTATAAGCCTGATTCACAAATGACGGTTGAGCAATATCTTGAATTTTGGTTAGAAAACTACTCCAAAGTAAAGCACCGATTAACAACCTATATTACAAATCGAGAGCTCGTTAGGAAACGTATGATTCCTGTATTAGGGAAAATCAAACTAAATAGTTTAAGTGCGGATAAAATCGAGACCTTCCTTACTGAATTGAAGAAAAAAGGATACTCTGATTCTTATATTCATGGTATTTTCCGCGTACTCCGTAGAGCGATGAGAATGGCACACTTTAAATGGGAGCTTATTCCCACTGATATTATGAAGAAGGTTGATCCACCGCGTGTGACCAAAAAGGAACGTCTTACGTGGACGCTGGAGCAGTGCCAGACATTTCTTAAGGCGGCATCTGAAAGTCGCTTCTACACGGCATATCTAACAGCCATAAACACGGGACTTCGGCGTGGAGAGGTTCTAGGCATCCAAGAGAGCGACTTTTCTTATGAAAGGACATACATCGAGGTTTCGCAGTCACTCACGTACCATACAGAATTCGGCTTCATCATCCAGGAACCAAAAACAAAGAAATCCGAAAGGCGCACACCTATCATGGATAGGCTTATACTTGAAACGCTGAAAGAGAAAATCGAGCAGAATCATACCAACGCACAAAAGAACGAAGCGTATCAGAAACAATGGGGCTTGATTAATTGCCACTCAGACGGAGAGCCAATACGTCCAGCTCAATTACGCCATGATTACGAAAAGATAATCAAAAAGAGTGGATTGCCATACATTCGATTTCATGACTTACGGCATTCATTTGCAACTAACTTGTGGGAGCTTGGCTTCGACCTGAAAGACATCCAAGAAATATTGGGTCATTCCAGTGTAGCAATCACTGGAGACATCTATACTCACATGAGAGAAGAAAAGAAAAAGAACCTCATGGCCAAATATTCAGAAGCAATAAATTCATCAAAAGAAGACCTCGTACCTGTGGATAATTAGTTCTCCGTTAGCAAGGCTGTTAGCATGGGTGGGGAGTATAATGCTCCTCACTTCCCTATAAACAGCAAAAAACCCTTGTCCGACAAGGGTTTAATGATATGGTGCGCGTAGAGGGACTTGAACCCCCACGCCAAAGGCGCTAGATCCTAAGTCTAGTGCGTCTGCCAATTCCGCCATACGCG